GGTCTAGCATACTCAAACTTAATTAAATACATATAATTTTTTACTCCATAAAAATATATAGTTTTTATGGAGTAAAAAATATAATTTTTATGGAGTAAAAAATATAATTTTTACTCCATAAAAATATATAGTTTTTAGAATAAATTTTTTTTATGTGATATTAGTATATATAATATATGGGTGGTGGTTTAATGCAACTAGTCGCTTATGGAGCACAAGACGTATACCTAACAGGTAATCCTCAAATAACATTTTTCAAGGTAGTATACAGAAGACATACTAACTTTGCAGTTGAAGCTATTCAACAAACTTTCAATGGAACAGTTGGTTTAGGAAAAAGAGTTTCATGCCAAATAACAAGAAATGGAGATTTAATTACAAAAATGTATCTAAAAGCTAATATAAGTGCTGACAATGGTACTTGGGTAAATAATGTAGGTTATTCAATGATCAAAACAGTAGAACTTCAAATTGGAGGTACTAAAATAGATAAACACTATAATACATGGCTTAATGTATGGCATGAACTTGCAAAAAGTGCAAATCATGCTGACGGATATACAGCAATGTTAGGAGACACAACAACTCTTGAACAAGAATTATTTGTTCCTCTTCAATTCTTTTGCTGCAGAAATGATGGATTAGCTCTTCCTCTAATTGCTCTTCAATATCATGATGTTAGAGTTGAAATTGAATTTGCATCTCAAGCTGATGTTAGTGTTGGAACAGATAACCATACTTTAGATGATGCAAGTCTATTAGTAGATTACATCTATCTTGACTCAGAAGAAAGAAAGAGATTTGCCCAAGCATCTCATGAATACTTAATTGAACAATTACAATATACTGGTGCTGAAAGTATTACAGGACAAACAGGAAATAAATATAGACTTAACTTCAATCATCCTTGCAAAGAATTAGTTTTTGTAGCTACCGAATGTAAAAATGATGTATCTGTTAGTAAATCAAATAATTTTGGAGATGATACAACTAAAGCTGCAGGATCTAACCCAGTATCTGAAGCACAATTACAATTGAACGGTCACGATCGTATGTCTAAACAATCAGGTAAATATTTCAACCATGTACAAGCTATGGCTCATCACAGTAATTCTCCTTCCGAAGGTGTCAATGTATATTCATTTGCTCTTAACCCAGAAGAACATCAACCATCTGGAACTTGTAATTTCTCAAGAATAGACAATGCTCAATTAAATATAGATTTCACTGGAGATTACAAAGCAACAGGTAAAGTACATGTATTTGCAACATCATACAACGTTTTGAGAATAATGAGTGGTATGGGCGGTCTTGCATACTCTAACTAAAATAAATATATGATAATTATATTTTTTAATATAAATATATAGTTTTTGTTCAAGATATTTTATATGTAATACAATTATATATAAAATATGGGTGGTGGTTTAATGCAACTAGTCGCTTATGGAGCCCAAGACGTATACCTAACTGGTAATCCTCAAATAACATTTTTCAAGGTTGTATATAGAAGACATACAAATTTCGCAGTCGAAGCTATTGAGCAAACTTTCAGCGGGTCTGTAGATTTCGGAAGAAAAGCAAGTGTACAAATCACAAGAAACGGAGATTTAATCACAAAAATGTACTTAAAAGCTACATTAGAAAGTACATACACTGAAGCAACAGTACAAAATGCAGATGGTGATGATGAAGAAATGGCACTTGGTACAATAGCATTAGCTACAGTACAAGCTGCTGGAGCAGGAGCTGAAATTGCAGTAACAGGAACTAATAAATTCAGTAACGCTGGGTCTTTTACAGATACTGATATTGCAGTTGGCAATGTAATTACAGTAACAAACTCAGAAAATGTAGGAAATAACGGCAATTATGTAATAATTGCACAAGATGATGATTCAATAACAGTAGCAGGAACAGGACTTACTGATAATCCTGATGATGAAACTATGACAATAGAAGTATTTGACCATGTTGAATGGGTAACTAATGTAGGTTATGCTTTAGTCAAAAATGTAGAATTACAAGTAGGTGGAACTAAAATAGATAAACATTATGGAGAATGGATGCATATCTGGCATGAACTTTCAAATAGTGGAAATCATGATAATTCACATAATGCAATGGTTGGAGAATCTAATAGAAGAAAAACAAGAAGTTTATTTGTACCTCTTCAATTTTTCTGTTGCAGAAATGATGGTTTAGCTCTTCCATTAATAGCTCTTCAATATCATGATGTTAGAGTAGCATTTGAATTTAACGCAGCATCATCATGTTGTTCAAATGGTGATTTAACTGCTTCTGTATCAAATGGAAGTCTATTAGTTGATTACATATATCTTGATTCCGAAGAAAGAAAAAGATTCGCACAAGCATCACATGAATATCTAATTGAACAATTACAATATACTGGTATTGAAACTGGTACAAGTGGAACTGGAAATAAATTTAGACTTAACTTTAATCATCCTTGTAAGGAATTAGTTTGGGCTGTAAGAGTATCTGGTGACACATCTAAAGATAAATTTGTTAACTTCACAAATAATAACACAATGTCAGCTGGTGCAAATACAGTAGATGATGCACAATTACAATTAAATGGTCATGATCGTATGTCTAAACAAACTGGTAAATATTTTCAAAATGTACAAGTAAGTGCACACCATACAAGTACGCCATCTAATGCAGGTGTTAATGTATATTCATTTGCTCTTAATCCAGAAGAACATCAACCATCTGGAACTTGCAATTTCTCAAGAATAGATAATGCTCAATTAAACATTAATTTAAATACAGCTGGTGATGTACATATTTTCGCAACATCATATAATGTTCTCAGAATTATGAGTGGTATGGGCGGTCTTGCTTATTCCAATTAAATTTATTATATTTTGAATATAAAAACTTTATTAAAAATATAACTTTTATGAAACATATTTAAAAAATAACATTTATTTTATAATAAATGTTTAAAAGATTCATATCATCAAATATAGTTAGGCTTAATCAAAAAGAAAGGGTAAATACTATATATAAGGGACCATTAAAGGCAGCTATTTTAGATTGGAGTGGTACAACTGCAGATGCTCATGTAATAGCACCTGCTATTGTATTTTATAATGTTTTTAAAAAACATGGTGTTCCTATTTCAATGGAAGAAGCTAGAGAACCAATGGGTTTAAGAAAAGATTTACATATAAAAAAAATATTAGAAATCCCATCTGTTAGAGATAGATGGATTAAAGAAAAAAACAGGAAACCTACAGATGAAGATGTAGATATTTTATTCAAAGACTTTGTACCAATGCAATTAGAATGTTTACCAGAATATTCAACATTAATACCAGGTACTGCAAAAACTGTTGATATTTTAAAAAATGATTTTGATTTAAAAATAGGATCAACTACAGGATTTATTAAAGTGATGGTTGATGTTCTTTTAGAACATGCGGAAAAACAAGGATATGTACCTGATTCAAGTGTTGCAGGAGATGAGGTTGGCAATAATATGGGTTTCCGTCCTGCTCCATTTATGGTATATAAAAATTTAGAAAATTTAGGTATATTTCCAATACAGTCAGTAGTAAAGGTTGATGATACAGTAAGTGGTGTAGGTGAAGGGATTAATGCTGGTTGTTGGGCAGTTGGAATATATGGATTAAGTAATTATACTAATATAAATACATTAGAAGAATGGAATAAAATGAGTAGAAAGGAAAAAGAGGTTAGAGAAAATAAATCAAAAGATAAATTATTATCAAGTGGTGCTCATTACGTAATTAAAACCATAAACGAATTACCAGATGTAGTTAAAGATATTAATAATAGACTTTGGTGCGGAGAAAAACCATAAAATTAAATAATATTATTTATTAATACCATATTATGGTATTAATAAATACAACCATTTTATAAAATATATCTCATATTAGTTTATATGGAAGATAAAATAAATATTAGACTAGTAAAACAGAAGATAAATGATATAAATTATGATTATGATATATTATATAATGAAATAGAAAATAAAATGAAAAATAATGATATTATTGATTTAGGCGTAAAAAAAATAAATTTTTGTGGGTTATTTAATATAACTATTGATGTTATCCCAGATATAATAAAAAAAAAAACAGTTATTACACTAATTACAAAAATTCTCAAATATTTACAATATGTAGAAATATCTTATAATAATTTTAGATTAAGACTTAATATATATCCTATAATTAATAATCAAGTAAATCCAATTACTAAGTTTAGAACAGAGAATGATGATATAAAAAAAATATTTAAGAATATTTATAAAAAAATAGATATATATAATGAAAAATTAGATGATAATTTATTTATATATTTTTCATTATTACTATTATCAATACTAGAAAGTTCATCTTTTATATTATTAAATCATCAATTAAATATAGAATGTATTCCATTAGAAGATGGTTTAGAATTATATGAGTCTGAGGATTTTATTATAAAAAAAATATTCGAATTCTTAAAAAATTAAAATAAATATTTAAAGATTAGTATTTTATTAGTTGTTATATAATGGGTAAGAAAATAGATTATTTAACTACAGATGAAGAAATCCCTGGACAAAGATGGGTTTGTTTATCTTTTTTGACTCCTGAATTAATAAAAAATTGTAATATTCGCTCAATAAAGGTAAGAGGATGTTATGCTTCAGAAGAAGAAGCAAAAAATAGATGTGAACAATTACAAAGAGTTGATGGTTTACACAATGTATATATTGCCCCTGTTGGTAAATGGTTACCATGGTGTGATGATCCTGAGAAAGCAAATGATTTCGAATATGCGGAGACTGAATTAAATAAACTAATGAAAGCTTACAGAAAGAACCAGGAAGATGCGAAGGTTTTACATGCACAAAGGAAGAATGAAATGATAAATAAAAGTATAAAAGAAGTCGATATAATGGAGGATAAAAAGAAAGAAATAACGGAAAAATTAAAAAAAGTAGTAGAAAATGAAGATCTGAATTTGGAAAAGGAAAAGGAAAAATTAGATAATTTAAAAAATAATTTAGACAATGAAAAGAAAGATTTAGATAATATAACAGATGAATTAGAAAAAGCTGAAAAATTATATCAAGAAATGCTTGAGAGACAAAATAAACAAAACATTTAAATCTTACAAGATATATTTAAATTTAAAATATATCTTATAATAATGGTATTTCATATATCCCAAAATATAGCAGAATTATTTGGTTTTAATTTAACAGGAATTAAACAGGTTTTGAATATAAGATTATTTATTGTTTTTATATTATTGATAGCAGGCATATTTATTATAATTGATGTAACAAAAATGTATTATAAATGTCCTCCTAATAAAATAGAATATAGATATATGCCTAGATCATTTAATGATGAACAAGATCATCCTGTTCCAATAAAGACTATTTTTGGTAAAATGTTTAATAATCCATCACCGTGGATTAATTCATTTACTGACACAAATCAAATACACAAAAATAAAAAAGTGTAAATTAATCATTTAATTTCTTTACAACAACATTTGTTTTATTTTTTGAACCAAATGAACTAAAATCAATATAAGGTAATCTTTTATCATGATTACAATCAAAAAACTTATTATGAAAATTCAAATATTTTTTACATCCAACCGTGAAATGTTTTCGGTTTTTTGCTTTATACCAAAAAACTTTACTTCTAATTTTGGAAGTACGTAATCTATTATTTATTACCATACATCCATAATCATCTGTTACTTGCATAAAAACTTGATCAAATAAACTTTTTGTCGGAAACATACCTGCATAATGTTCATATAATTTTTTTCTATTATTAACAAAATCTTCTCCTAATAAAAAAATATAGTCAAAATTTGATCGTAATTCTGGTTGTATACCTAAAGAATACTGCATAGCCAATATAAATGTTATTTGATAATGTCTACCTTCATTAAATATTGCTAATACATTTGGATCTTTTAACCATAAATGTTTTGTACTCATACAATCATCCATAATTAGAAATGCTCTTGGATCTACTAATTTTTTTCCATTTTTTTTTCTAATTTTATTTTTCTGTAAAATATTTTTTTGTCTTTGTAGCAGTCTTGGAATAATGTCTTCTTTATAAGAGTGATGTATAAAAGAAACAGGCAAAAACTTATTATAAAATCCAGTCATCCTATCAGTTGGTGCTATTACCACACCACATGGTATATCTTGCATAAAATGCATTATTTCTCTGATTATCCAACTTTTACCAGAACCCGATTTAGCAATTATTGCAATTCGTGGATTCATATAATCACGATTATGGTCATATATGAGACTCTTTAAATTAAATTTATTTAATTGTAATAATTCGCTACCAAAATTAATACTTTTAAAATTACTCATTATATTATTAATATATTTTTTAAAAATCAGGTTGATCCGTAAATAGTTCTTGTTCAAAAGATAATACAGAATTATTTATATATTCATCATCTTTTATTAATGATTCAAAATAATTTGCAGCAGCCCATACTATAGAACCTATAATTAATGGTATTTTCAATGACAATACAAGTTTTGGACAATAACATTTATCATTATTTTTCTTATTTAAATTTATTTTTTTATTTTCATAATTTAAATCTAGATATAATATTAAATATGTAACAATTCCTGCTATTAATCCAAATACAATAGGATTTCCTATATTTAATGATTCCATTATATTATTAATAGATATTTTTATATATTATTATATTTCGAAAAATACATATCCTTTCTTTTTTTCTTTTCTTTTACAGCAGTATTTATAATATCTCCATTATCAATATTACTAAATACTGCTTCGTATTCACTGTCATGTTCGATTTTATATGATAAAAAACTGTTATTTTCTGTATGTTCTAATTTACTAGTATAATCTTTTGATTTTTCTATATTATTTTTTTCTGTATTCTGACTATGAATATTATGATCTATTATTGGGCGAGATTTTATGGAATATTCATAATCAATATTTTTTTCTATATTTTTTACGGACATGTTATCATTTGAAATGGTCTTTGTATTTGAACTACTATATTCTCTTATTGAACCACCTGTACTATCATTTTTCTCAGAAATTACCTCTAATAAACTACCATTTTTATATTTTTCTTTTATTTCCTTTAAAAGATTTATAGTTTCTTTATCATTGTTATAATTACAAGAACTATTATTAGATACATGTTCATTTATAACGAAATTATCTACTACATCGGATCTAATAAAATTATTTAAATCTTTTTTTACTAAATTTTTTAAATTTTCACTTTCATTTAATGAGATTGGTTTATCTAAATCATCATCATTTATTTTATATTTATTACCTAAATATTCTCTGAGTATATGTTGTACAGGTAACATTTTTCTAATTGCTTCTCTAATTGCAGATTTTATCAATTTTAAACTTTCCTGTTGATTTCTTTTTTTATCAATAGATTTTATATTATGGCAAAATAAATATGGAGTATTATAAAACTGTCTTGCACATTCAATATAACATTTATGAATAAATTGTGGAAGTGGAATATCAAGATACTCTTGATTAATTAAAAATTTACCATTAATATTTTGATCACTATTAGATAATAAAATAATATTAGCCTTTATTACAGCCTTCAATAAATCCAAAAGCCACTCGCATTTACTACGAATAATTATTCTTTTTGTTTCTACATCAACTAAATTTTTATTCCATTTAGGAATTTTTTTTATAAATTGTTGAAAAGTTTTTAATATTTTATTTTCTTCTCCTTTGGATATGATTTTTTTTGTTTCCATATATATTGACTCAAAACCTTCATATAATAATGGTGTTAAAATATTCACTAGTTGAATTGTATATTCATTTTTTGTTTCTACAATATAATTCATATTATATTATATAATATGAATTTTATTTTGTTAAATTAAACATATTTTTAGGCATTATTACCTCTTTTTTGTAAAAAATTATATTGTTTTTTATCATAACATACACAACCTCGACCGCTTAACCCAGTACATGTCATATTTGTTGATACATAATTATTGTCTTTTATTCTACTATCTTTTTTTTTCATAAAACTAACTGGCCATTGACTACCACAACAATCAACACTACACATACTATAATCTGCTTTATAATTGTCTCCTAATCCACTACCTTGAAGAAAGAATTCTTTGCTATTTTGTTTAACTAATATCATATAAGCTGCTACTGCTAATACAATATATAAAATCATATTATTTTGAGCCATTGTATATATATATATATACATATTAAAAATATTAAATATTAGATATTTTATTCTATTGGATTAACTTTTAAATAAAAAGTATCTATTATCCATTCATTATTTCGTGATTTAACGCGATGTTTATAAATTATTTTTATATTAATTTTTTTAATTATTGAATTGTACATTTTTATATATTTTTTATCTTTTGCAATTTTGGTATAAAATCTACTTAATGTAAAATTTGTTCCATATTGATGTATAGCCATATCTTGTATTTCATGAAATTTATTAAGAATATAATTAAATACTTTTTTCTCCCTTTTTATAATAATTTTTTTTGTATTATCAATACACTTTATAATATATAAACCTTCGGGAGCAAAAACAAGAGAACCCTGTGTACTACCATTATTATGATGATCTATAAAATGTTCTAGATCTGATATACTTGGGAATTCATATAATATACCATCCATTACTCTCGCACCTGGGTAAGGAGTTGATGGGTGAGTATGAAAAATATATTCATAATCAAAATAATCAGGTAAATTTTCAGGTAATAGTATTTCATCTAAAGAACTCGATTTACTTGGTATTGCATTTATTACTACTCTTTGTAATGTTGTTTTACCAAAATCTAATAAACCTGAATGTTCTGAATATTTTAAATTATTTTTAGAATCCACATATTTTTTATTTAAACTTCCATCATTAAATAATGATTCAAATATTCTTAACTGATTACGACTTAAACGAATATATTTTGTTTTATACTTTTTATAGATTTTAGCTTTAATTTTATAAATTATATTATTAGTTATAGTATTTTTATCAATCATCCTATATATAAAAATAATAATTAAATTAAGATAAATAATAGTTTTCAACATAAGAAATCCCTTTTTTTTCTTCGTTAGTTAAAATATTTGAATATGATATATCACTATTAAAATTATATTCTAAATTATTATTTTTCACTAATGGTATACTATAATAATATACACCATCTATCCTATGTAATAAATAATCAATAACAGGAAATTTTTCAAATAATTCATATTTATTAAGTATACTGTTGTAGTACTTATTAACTATTATTTTCATTCCTAATCTATTAATTATATATAAACCCGTCGACCAATAAAGAACACTGTTTTTTGGTATATTAATGTATTTTTCTTTGTCAATAAATTTTTTCATAATATTAATATTACTACAATGTAATTTTATTATTTTCCAGTTATTGGGAGCATTTTTAATAATATCAGGTATTGATTTTTTCCATTTAAATATATATTCATATGAAATATCATCTTCACACATAATTATCATATTCAAATTATTAATATATGCTTTATGAATATAATGCAAATGACTTAAAGTACAACCAATACTTCCATTTTTTTTTGTTATTTGATAGTATTTGTTACTCTTAATATGAAAGTTAATTTTTTCTTTTTGATTAATATTATAAAATCCAATTCTCTCTTCCTTAAAAGGAGATAAGTCATCTTTTGTAAATATTAAAGCATTTGCATCTACTGCTGCACATATTGTATATGTCATATTATATTTTTTAAATTGTTCTTCCATTACTTTTTTTCTAAGTGATTGTTTTTTTAAATTTATACAATAAATTGGATATCCTATTTTATTCATGTGAATATATTATTATAATAGAAATCTAATATCTATTATAAAAATTTCTATATTTAATTATATGAAAAATATAACTATATATGAAGAATATAATATCAGTTCTGATAAAATGATTGATATTATGACAAGTACAGAGTACTATAATTATCTATTAAATGTTACAGATGATTTATTATCATATGAAATTAAATCTTTAAAAAAAGAGGGAATTTATATTTACATGGAGTTATCTTATGAACTGTTAATAAATTTACCCGATTTTCTAAAAAAAATATTAACAAATTTAAATAAATTTAAATTTAATGAATCTATTATTTATAATTTAAAAGAGAATACTATAAATGTTGATATTAATTCAAAAATTTTTAATTTGGGTAAATGTAAATGCAATTATAATTATAAATTAATAGACATCGGAAAAAATAAAATATCAAAAGATACTACTTTTTACTGTGATTGTAGTATTCCTATTATTGGTAGTCGTATAGAAGAAGTAATATGTAATAAAACCATAAAAAAAAATAAAACTAGATATGGTTATATTTTAGAATATATAAAAAACATAGAAGAGTAAAAAATATTAAATTTGCTTTATACCACATATTGGACATTCCTGTATTTTTTTTGCACATTTTTCACATAAACTTAAATGTGAACATGTTTCTACTAAATTCTTTTTTTTATAACATATATCACAAAATAGCATATTATTTTCTATTAAGGGTATTGGAAAATTTATTTTTTCTAATTTATTTATGTTAATATTTAAATCATAAATTATTCCATTTAATGAAAATTTACCATTAACAATATGAACTTTGTAGGGTATTTTATTAATATAATATTTACCTTTTCCGTTAGGGAAATTATTCTTCCATTTTCCTGAATATATTATTTGATTTTTTTTTTTTAAAACTCCATAACCATTAATTATACTTCTTTGAAATTCACCAATAAATGTATATTCACCGGTAATTAGTTTTCCTACTCCATTTGGAATATTATTTTGAATTTCACCATTATATTTGATATCATTATATTCAATAATTCCATTTCCATTTAAATTATTATTAATCCAATTACCACTTAATTTATACCTATTTCCAATTAATACTCCTTTGCCATTATATTTATTATTATTAAATTGTCCGGTATATTCTTCTGAAGTAAAAAATTTAAAACACCCTTTTTTGAAAACTAAATAATTTAATTTTTTTTTATATTTTCCTTGATAAAATCCATTTAAATAAATAATATCTGATGTATTTTTCATTAATTTATATTTCATAATTATATAGTAATATTTAAAAAGATTTATATTTATTCTTAAATATTATGGAATTAGTCAGTTATAATCTTTTACGCATTTCATTTTCAATATTCATTGGTGTAATTTTTATCGTGTTGTTTGATTACTATTCATCTGCATCTGCATCTGTATCCTCATCTAAAGGTGTCACATCCACGGTTTGAATTATTCCGCGGAAATGATGACCATCGTCATCCCATAATCCGCGTTGTATACATGCAATTGTTTTAATATATTCGAGCCATATAGATGGATCACATAAGGCATATGCTTTGTTACCCCATCCATAATTAATACCAATTCCATATACTGGATATTCACCGCTATTTTGTTCTCTACAAAATTGCTTATTTATCCAATCTCTACCTTCTAGAGTATCATTATAATTTCCATCTTGAACTAAATATGAAGCTATCATCCGGATACCTGGAATAGATCTATATGGTTGAAATACATGTATGTAATCTCTATCTCCTCTATCAAATTTGTAACAATCTCCTCCAACACCTTGTGCCTTTTTTAAATCAGTATAAAAATATGCAGTTCTATATTTTGCATTATGTAATTGCATTTTTTCTACATCAAATACTGCTTGTTTGCTGGGAAAATATAGCTCTTGATTAGCAGGTATTGTTGCCAATAATTCTTTTGATTCAAGTATTTCTGTTTTGGCAAGATCAATATTTTGTGGACTTGTCTCTTCTCCCCCTATCATCTCATATATTTCTTTACTGCCTATTGAATTATAGTATTTTAATGGAACATTACTCATTTATATATATTTAAATATAAAAAAATTTGAAAAACAAATAGAATAGAAAGAATTGTTTATGTATTTTATTAATAAAAATATGGATTGGAGACAAAATAACAAAAGTGATAAATCCACAGATCAATCAAATAAACTAGATAAAAATTATATTAAAAAACGTTATAATAATTTAAAAGGTAATGGAAGATTTAATGGATTATCTAATATAAAAAATGAAAATGTAAATAAATTCTTTACAAAAGAATATAGTAAAAAAAAGGTTTGTTTTGCATATCAAAGAGGGGAATGTACGAGAGGTGAATCATGTCGTTTTTCACATGATGTAAGTTCCGAGTTACAGGATTCCGAGTTACAGGATAATCAAAATATAGTAGATACTACATTCACTAGGCAAAAAAGA